CTCGTTTAGCACCCCCAAAAACATTAAGTTATTCAATAGGTTAGCACCTTTACTTAATTTCATTTATACCCCCTTGCCCTAGCTCGCCCGCCAATGCTGCGTAGCCACACATATCTATAGCGTTATCAACATAAGATGGATTGCCTTTGTATCTAGCAATCTTTAGTAGTGTCATTAGTATTGCAACATCTTGAGAAGTGATTGGATGATTGAGATAAGCCGACCATAATCTTCCTATGTTAGCGAAGTTATCCTCTGCTTGTCCATGCGTTGATTGCCTGTCTTTAGTTATATACTCATTAGCAGTTCTTAATATTTCTGTCTTATCCATTGTCTTATCCTATGTCATTAGTAAATTATATTCATCTTGCCTACGCTTAACTAATCCGTTTAACACTTTACCACCACCACGATTATATTTCAATAGCGATGCGCCCGCCATATCCTTATCACCGCGTAACAAAGCAGAGCGAACAGTAGAGCGTTGTAGTAATCCTGTCCCGCAATTAAAAGCGAAGGAGCATAAGGCGCTAAACATTCCTTGAGTGAATCGATAAGACACAGGGAATAACATAGTAACTCCTCTTTCAAATCGTGCAAGGTCTTTAATAAGTAAATCATTTATTTCTTCTTTGCTCCATACTCTGTTATGTTCTGCTTTTAGTGGATATGCTTTTCGTTGTGCTAATGGCAATCTTGCCTGTTCTGGATATAAGACATGGCCGTAACCAATCGTATAAATTAAAGCAGGACATAGGTAAGGCCTATTATAAAAGCCCTCATATTTTTTTATGATTGCTAAACCTTTATCGCATATCTTCATTTTTTAAACGCTTGTGTGCCAAACCAAAATGAAACAACTGAAGCCCATATAATTTGTGTTTCGTCATCCCATAATAAATTCATAGCTATTTGGAAATCAACACCTGTGCGAATGGCATAAAAGAAACCAAATACTTCTACAAAAACTAACAAACTAAATAATCCATAAGTAATTACAGGCCTTACTAAAGCTCTAATATTTACTACCCATCTTGATGCGCCTTTGCTTATTTCAATATCATGTTGATATAAAGCATTACGCTCTTGCGCTTGTGCTTCTACTTGTGATTGTTCTAAATGTATTTCTTCTACTTTAGCTTGAGCAATATAACCTCGTTCTGCCATTTGCAATTCTTTTTCTGTTTGAAGCTTTGACATCTCAATCTCATGCTTCTTATCAGAGCGATCCTGAAAAAAGTTAAGAATGTTTGGCAATCCGCCACTAAAGAATGATAGTAAAGATGATATAAGGGTAAGCATTTTAATTTCCTATTGGGTTAGTCATTGATTTTTGTATAGCTTTCATTTGAGTGTTTAAGCCATCTATTTGAGCCTTAACTTCAGAACGAACGCTTGATAATGAAGCTTCTACTTCTCTTTGTGATCCACGAGCAATAGCTGAAGTTTCACGAGCCAATGCAATAGCGTCTGATGCTTTCTCGTTAATTCTAATGCTTGAATCTTGAATAGCTAATAAACGCTCTTGTTGAGCTTTCATTTGTATCTCTAGTGCTTGCACTTTGCTTTCATCGTATGAATCAACGACCGAACGCATTTTGTTGAAAGTCGTAATTCCATAATAAATCGGCGTTCCTACGACTGCTATAAGCGTTGAACCTATCAGAAATACTTGTTTGAGTGATAAGCCCCATATAAATTCCTTGTTGAAGTCCATAATCATTTTCCTGCGTTAAATTATAAGAATCAACCATATTCGGTTGAGTTAAATTGTTTGGGCTTTGTAATAAAGCCAAACTTAAAACTATCCCTAATCCAGGAACAATTTCTACATCTTTTTTATTTTCTGATTTAGTATCTTCTTTTTTAGATTCGCTTTTTACTTCGCTTGTAGTGCTATTCAATGCATTACTAAATGTCTGCACAATATCTGTCTGTGCAATTACAGATTCGGTTATCGTAGGCGTAACACTTGTGTTGAGTATCCCGCTCGGATTCACAGGGCTTATTACACTCACAGGGCTTGTTACATTGTCCTGATTGTCTAATGTCATCTTGCAAGTATTGGATGTTTCCGACCATGCAGTCCAAATTGGCAAACCATACGGATCGGAGCATTGAGAAGCTCTTAATTCCGTTATCAATCCTTCGTAACCACTTGCGCATGATAAAGCCCTTGTTTCTGTCGTTGATACACAGGTTGGCGGATCAGCAACACAATTATTTGAACTATCTTGCCAAGCAGACCAACTACTTGCGCTACAAGTATAATACCTAACCTGATTTAATGCACCTGAATAATTTATAGGGCATGATAAGGTTCTAGTTTCTGTAGCGTCTGTGCAAGCTGGCTGAATATAAGGTGCGCATATTGGATCATTAGGATAATAAGGACACCAATATCCTGTAAGCGCAGTTGCATCATCAATGTCATAGCATTGTAAATTTGTTATGTATCCGTTGTTGTCAGGAACATAAGTGCAATACCAAGCATAAGCATTACTGCTTATCAGCAATAACAGGAAGCTTAAAGTCCGAACCATATAACTTATAGAATCTTTCAGGGTATCGTTTAAACCAAGCGCGTCTAGCAACATCGCCTAAAGCACCACCAAATGGGCAAGGACTAGCTGCCATTTCCATTGCTTCCCATGTAGCTTCATCTTGACACATTAAACTTACCGCACTTACTTTTAATCCTAGATTAGATAAAGTTTCGGCTTTAACTACTCTTGCACAATTTTCATCTTCAACTGTAAATCCACCGCTAATAGATACAACACCTGTGTTAGCTCCGCCACTTACACCTGTTTTACATATTTTAGGATTCATAGTAGAAATAGAAGGCGCAATGGCTGAAGGAACAGGCATGCCTTTCATATTTGTAGTGATATTAGTATCGGCCGCAAATACTTGGTTAGAAATAATAAGCGCCAATATAAATGTTATAACTTTATTCATTAAAACTCCTTTACATCAAGTCCAATATAAACATCGCATACTCTTTTTGCTAATTTCTTAAATCTTTCTTCATGCTGATCGTAATCGTCATATCCATTATGAAATAAATAAACATGGCAACACTCATGAAGCATAGTTACAAATATCTTATCCCAAGTATCACACATCTTATCTATTTCAATTCGCATTGGGTGAGTATGAAAATAACCCATTACTTCGTTTGTGTTTATTACAGAAAATGTTATGCGATGAGCTTGGGGCATACCACGCATTTCATTAAATGGTGGCAATGATGATAACGCTCTATATATCTTGCGCAGATTTTGTTTGGTTAATAGTTTGGCCATAATCCGCGTCTGTATAAGTAATTAATCCGTTATCTGAATAATATAAATACTTGCCTTCATTTTCTTCTTGTGTTTTTAGGCTATGATGCGCTGGACATAAGCTTTGAAATAGATTTACCTTAAACTTATTGTCATCTTGTCTGTGTGGAAATACATGGTCTATATGAATAGCTTGAACTACTCTACCTTCAATCAAACAAGCTGCACATAATGGCTTCTTACTTAATTGAATAACTCTTTGTTTCTTCCAAAAGGCAGTTGAATATAATTTACTATTCTCTCGGCCTTTTTCTGTTATAGCTCCACCATGCTCATTGCAAAAAGTGGATCTGCTAGTCTTTTCATTCTTGCAACCTAATTCCCGACATTTTGTATTGAGCGGGGCAGTTGGCATTAATCTAAAAAGGTAAGCTTATACATTGTTGTTTCAACAATACTCAATAAAGCATCAACTTCATTTTGTATGCTTGTGTAATCGCCAACAACTGCTCTATTAGCCACAATAAAATCTCTAATATAAGTTACTTCCTGAAGCGCATCAGCTTTAGGTGCTTCATAGCCTGATGGATATTCAATAATCGTTTGATATGCGCCTTGCCATTGTTCAATAATTGTATCAACTGCATCAGGTAGCTTTTCATAGTAACCTTGAAGCGCTTTGTGTTCTGCGTATGATTTGGTTTGTAAATGTAAGATATGACCATTGGTTGCTGCATGGAGTAGCTTTAATATAAATTCCCCAATAGTCACGCTTGGCAATACTACTTCAGCTTCATGGATTGAATATACTTTTTTCATAAGATTACCTATTCATAAAATAAATGGCGATAATCATAATAATAACGCCGAATAATAATTCTATCATAATTTAGACCTCATTAACTTGATTGTTTCTTGCAAAAGCTCAACTTCCGACCCAAACTTTCTTTCAAATTCTTTTTGTCCTGCATGTAACGCTATCCCATAACCGCCATTTTGATGATGGTTAGGGCATAAGGGTATAGCGAGCGACCAATGACTGCGTTGGGATAACCCTACACCATGCCTAATATGATGAATATGAGGTGGACTATAACCCCATCCTTCTCGCCTACACACTATACATCCCAATTGTGACAATTGATCATAGTGCTTTTTTTCGTCTTTAGTCACTTGACCATCCTAGTTGGGCAAAATAACTCTCAATATTCTGTATGTAAGATGTAAACTCCTCGACTGTAAGATCAGTTGTTGAACGAACATAAGGAACTTGAACTCCATTAATAGTTTTCTGTTCAGATAGGAAAAGATGCCCGCATAGAAGATGCACTTCCATAGGTAAGTAACCTGTGAAGTTACTAATGCTTTTATATAACTTACCCCACAGGAACTTATTTGCTTCAATCGACCTCTTATCACCGCTAACCTTTTCTTTGATCGTAACTTGTGGTGTTTTGCCTTCTTTGATAAGACCTTCCAAATAAATCTGTAGTTGATTGATATTTTGTAGCGTCACTATCCATTCTTTCTGCTTCATCTTTTAGCGCCTTTGCGTCATGGTGTATTTTAATCATTTTTGTGCCATCCCATAATACAAATCTATTTGCGCCATCCGCAAGCATGTATCGAGATATATAAAAATTATTGCGTTCAATGCAATATTTACTAACTTTGCTCCATTTATTTTGCATTTATAGCTTCCTTTGCGAATTCAAGTGAGATTGCTGGATAATTTTTTGGGTTAGCAATAATGCGATGCGCCCAAGCTCTCATATCTTTTAGCTTCTTATCTTCACTCTTGATGTCCTGCACAAATTTATTTACATTTGTTGCATAAACCGCATTAGCTTCTTTAGATAGTTTTGGTGCTTCTAGCCTGGCAAATTCAATTGGCTTTTCCCTGCACAATTGCAAGATGTCAAAAATACTGGGAAAGAATTTACTATTATCAATATGCTTATCAAAAGCTTTAGTAACTACATTAAATTCAAACTTCTGAAGTTTATAAAACCAAAGTTTAAAACTATCTTGATCTAATGGTTGTTTTTGATAGACTGATGTAAGCGTGTCCATCATAGATTGAAATCTTACCTTATCGTTTTGTGTCATTAATAATCCTTTTATTTAGCCATCATATACAATCCAACATTACCTAAAGCATAACCAAAATAACAAATACCCATTCCATTATTGCCAAGATAAAACTGCTCAAAACTTATATAGCTATAAATAGCGCCTGTGATAATAATTAATATATGGCTCAAAATGGTGGCTCGTCTTTTATTAAATCAAATACATTTTCTTTTGGTGGAGCTGGCAATCTTTTAATTGTGTGGTTAGGTCGATTAACAATATACATTTCAGCTTCATGCTTTGTGCGAAAGCGTTTATGCGGATCGCCAAAGTCATCAAAGACTAAATAGCGAAATAGAACTTCCATAAAGTTACTCATCGGATAAATGTTAATTGTAGCACCAAGTCAATGCCACATACCAATCCAAAAATTCCACCAAAAATTAATATTTTTATTGCAAAATCTATAAATTTAGTCATTAAATTCTTGCCATAACAAAAATAAGACGAATGAAATAACCAAAAATATAACTGCCCACAAAGCAAAACTAACAATTTTAAAGACCAACCACAAATTTGCTAGAATCATATTTTTTCTCAATATCATTAATTTTTTTAGAATTTATAACTCCTAATTCTGATATAACTAAATTGTGCTTTTTACCACGAATGTCTTTCATCCATTCTAAAGTGTCGGGCGGAAAGAAAGAAAGCATTTTCCATACAAGATTATTATTATTATCAAATTCTTCTACCATCCAAACTCTAGTTTCCATATTGTCTTATCCTTTAAGTTTTTCTAATATAACCTTTGCATTTCTAACACAAGGTATTTCGTCAAATCTTGGATCGCCTTGAGTTAATCCTTCTACCATCCAATCTAATGCTTCTACAAGCTCATTAACATCTCTAGCAAGTTCTTTTCTATACTCAAGATCAGTTTGAGTTTGTCTGTGGACTTTTAAAAGCCATTCTTTAGTATCAGGTTCTTTATTCTTCATCTTGATTAATCATTCTTACATTTTTAAGTTTACGGGTATTGCCATCAAATACAAATTCTACATTGCATCGACTAGCGCGTCTTTTATTTGTGGCCGCACAAAGTCCAACCTTATTATAATGTCTTAAAAATACCGAATAAGGAGCTACTACATCTTCTATTGGTGCTGGTCTAGTTTTTGCTATATCTTGAACATTGAGTTCGCCATTTAACTGACGAACCCAAGTTTCTAAATTACCCATTGTTGTATCTTGTGTCATTTCTTGTCCTTTTCTTGTTAATAAAAAATATGATTTGCTATAGCTATCTTAACTTCTTTTTGTCTAGCCCAAAAAGGTTTTGGCATTTGCTTTGTATGAAAGAATTTTGCGCCCCTTGTTGGATCATCTATCCTCTTTTCTAAAATCGCTTTTGCAAGCGGTTCTAAATAAGCTATCTGTGTTTTTGTTGGCATCCCATAATCAAGAAACTGATATTGAGCAGGCTGCTTCATTACTTGACAAATAGTTTTTGGATAATTTGGATCGGCTTTGCGGTTAATTGCAGTATAAGCGACTGCAACTTTTCCAAGATCAGGTTCACCCCTTGCTTCACCAAACATAATTGCTGATAGACATAAGATTTCATTTATCATCTTTCTTCCTAAAATGTTGCTGATACAGACGGCTCATCCAAGAATCTATGCTGGTTTAAATAAGTGCTAGCATTTGGAATAAACTGTCCACCCTTCTCAAACCATTGCTTGCTAGTTTTCTGCCAAGCTAGGGTTTGAAGAACATCTTGTAAATTAGGTCTTATCTTATTCCAAGATTTTCTTGCTGCTTCTTTGCCGACCTTTTTTGGATACTCTTGCCAAAATATATCAAAATCGGACAATATATCTATATTGTTATTAGTTATTGGTTCTTTGTTATTAGTTATTAGTTGGTTGAACATCCGTTGAACGCCCGTTGAACGCTCGTTGGAATTCGCCCGTTTCTCGGCACTTATACGGCCTGCCTTTGCAGCTTGATCTACCCTATCATGATAGAATTTAATCTCATCATCAGCCCGTCTTTGAATAAAACCAGCTTCAGTTTCAATAAAGAAATCTTTAAGCACATTTTTAATAGCACTCTTTTCATCTTGTGTCCTCGCTGAAAGTAATCGGAATATTTTGTCTATATCTAATGGAAGCGGTTCTTCATTAAGATAATATTGATCTAGCAGTTGATGATAACAACCATGCTCTAACAGGGTTAAGTGGCCTGTATCAGCCCTGTAATCTGATATGTTATGTTGATAATAATGCAATTAGTTCCCTTTCTCTTATCTTGTTCTTTTTTATTATTAACCAGTTTTTATGATTCGCGCAAGTATTTTTGTATTATTTTTTGAGCTTCCTCAAATCCATAAGCCACTTCCGCACCATAACCCATTGATTCTGCTAAAGTAAGGAACTGTTCTTGGTTTTGTTGTAATTTTGCACTTCGATCCTTCTTCATCTCTATAAATAGCCCATGAAGGCCATTTGCTGGAATCATAAGAAACAAATCGGCCACCCCTGCCGTTACCCCCTCTTGTTTAAGTTTAATGGCCGTTCCTATATGCCTAGCGCCCCCATTTGGAATAGCCCATAGACATTTAGCCATTAATGGATATTGAAGCCTAAACCATTTAATAAGCAAAGTCTGTGCCAGGTGTTCGTTATTCTTCATAAAAAAATTTGACACAAATACTGAAAGGAGTATATTAGCATTTGTAACAACTTAAAAGGAAACGATATGAAACTACTAACCGCACTATTAATAGCACTACCAATCGCTTCATTTGCAGGCGAATCACCAAAGCTTCGTTATAATTGGGTTGAAAATAAATATAACTACGCTCCAGCATCAGCCAAGCTTAAATATAATTGGACTGCCGACAAATACGAATTTGTTGCACCTAATTCAAAACTCAAGCATAATTCGCAAAGTGGTAATTACGAATATGTTCAAACACAAATTGATCCTTACAAATCTGAAATAGGGGAATAACATGACAAGACAAACAAAACAACTTATTATTTTTGCAGTTGCATTTTGGGCTTACTTTGGCTTATGGCTTTATGTCTTATTACCTTTACTAGACAATTTCTTAAAAGGGGTGTAATATGACGAAAAATCAACAAGTTACGGGGGCAAATATGTCTGACCAGCAACGAGAGATGCAACACAAGATTCATATTCAAACTATGATGAATCCTGATCCTGATTTCCTAGATTTAGAACCTCATATATCTTTGCAAGAATTAATTGAATATCATATTGCTTTTAATGTGGATGTCTTTTCTGATTTTTATGATGAAGTTGAAGTTCAAAATCAAGTAAAGAATATTATCTATGATTCTAAAGATGATAAGCTAGGTCGCATTAAAGATGTTTATGATGCGGAAATTAAAAGGCTAGCAAAATTCATAGCTGAAAACTATGAAAGAGATAGTTTTGCAAGATGGGCATATAATGATACAATCTCGCATGTAATTTAACGAAACTTTTTAGGACAAGATAAGATGAAAACATCCGAAAGCATCAAACAGATAGCTGAAGCTTTAGTATCCGCGCAAAAAGAAATTAGATTTGCCGTTAAAGATTCAACTAATCCTCATTACAAATCCAAGTATGCCAATATCAATTCAGTTATTGATGCCGTTAAAGCGCCACTCAATAATAATGGTATTGCTATTGTGCAATCTTTAAGCCCTTCAGACGACAATAAGCTCCATCTTACCACTCGTTTAATCCATAGTTCGGGTGAATGGCTGGAAGATACTGCCGTCTGTCCTATTCAAAAACAAGATGCTCAAGGTCTAGGCTCTGCAATTAGTTATATCCGCAGATATTCTATCTCTAGTTTTCTTGCTTTGTATGCAGACGATGATGATGGCCAATCCGCAGTTCTTAATGCAGCCGACTATTTACAAAGAATTAGCCAATCACAATCATTAGAAGAACTACAATCTAATTATAATTTTGTAATGGGCGAAGTTAAGAATGATCGCACCTTATCTAAAATGGTTATTGAAGCTAAAGATAAAAGAAAGGCGGAGCTATAAAATGTCTAATGCAAAAATTACTTTAAAAGCAAATTTTCAATCAGGTGAAGGTGATATTGGAAATATTGAAAAATTTAGATCAGAAAATTATGCCATGTTAAGACTAGATCTTCTTGCAGATTGGATAGGTTTGCTTGAACAAGAATATGAACAAGCAAGAATAGATTTAGGATGGAGGGCTAAAAAATGATAGACGGATTAAGAAACAGTAATTTTTATGGCGTTAAATTTAAATATACCTTTGAAGAAATAGAAGAAATAGAAGCTCGCAGAACAAAGATTCAAAGGCTTAAAAGAGAGATGGGTGATAAATATTTATTAGCCCCTCTTTACGGCAAAATTCAAAGCCCTAAACTATGAATGGCGCATATTCTTATAAAGAAAGAAATAATGTCGTTAATATAGCGGAAGTATTGTTTGAAGCTTATTGCCAATCTAAAGGTTACTTTTATAGGCGATTAGGCTTTGATGAGAAGAACGATCCTATTCCTAACTTTTATAATCTAAATCCTTTGATTAGAAATCTTCCTGATTTTTATATTAACAATAAAGGTGTTGCTGGATTAATTATGGTTAAAGGAACGGCCAATATTAAAGCAAGCGAAATTAAACTACTACCTCATTTTTTAGAGTGGTTTGATTCAAAAGAATGTCCTTTGATTTATGCATTTTGTTTTAAGGATCATAAACCTTTAATGCTTTACCCTGAAAAAATAATTCAGCTTTATGAGCAATCAACCGATCAACAATGGCACGATGGCGTAACTTATAGGAACTTAAACTTAAATGGATAGAATAATAAAAGGTATAGAGCAAGGCAGTCCTGAATGGATGGCTTTAAGAATAGGCAAGATTGGTGGATCAAGAGTTGCTGATCTTTTAACTGAAGGTCGAGGTGGCGCTGAATCTTTAACTCGTAAAAAGTATAAGAATGAATTGATTAGAGAAAGATTGACGGGTAAGAAATTAGATACCTATAAAACGCCTGCAATGCAACGAGGAATCGATTTAGAACCTATGGCTAGGGCATGGTATGAAGTTAAATATAATACCTTTGTGGACCAGGTAGCAATCGTTCTACACCCATTCATTGACGGCGCTCAATGCAGCCCTGACGGATTAGTAGAAGCCACTAATTCTTTGATTGAGATAAAAATACCCAATCCTGAAAACCATTTGGATAACATCTTAACAGGCGGTAAACAATTAGAACAGTATTATGACCAGGTGCAATGGCAATTAGCTTGTATGCCTGAAAAAGAATTTTGCGACCTTGTATCTTATGATCCTGAAATGCCCGATCATTTACAAGGATTCGTAAAGCGTATTTATCGAGATGATGAGTATATTAATAACATGCAGAATGCGGTGATCGCCTTTTTGTCTGAAATAGAAACTATCGTAAATAACTTAAAGGAAATACAAAATGGCAATAACTCATGATTTAATCGCTAAAACAGGCGAATACACTAATGCGGCTGGCGAAACAAAAGCTAGATGGCAAAAAGTAGGCGTTGCTATGAGCAACAAACAAGGTGGCACTTCACTTCTTATTGAATCAATCCCTGTCAATTTTGACGGCTGGGTAACAATGAGAGAGCCACAAGCTAAAGATGGTGCAGGATCAAGTTCAAATGCAACTGATTCAGCAATGCCATTTTAATGATTTTACTGATGGCGTAAGTCACAATATAGCCCATAATTAATTTGCAGTATTTATTAATTAAAGGGGAAATATTATGTGGACAACTCCAGCAGCTACAGAAATGAGATTTGGTTTTGAAGTTACTATGTATGTAATGAATAAATAGTAGCTTTAAATAAGGGGAGCTATTGATGGTAGCTTTGCTTGTAAGAAAGGGGCTTAAAATGCCCCTTTTTTATTGTGTGTATAGTGTGTATTATTTAACGAAACCCATTAAACACAAGGCATTTAGCCCAAACTGTCATATATGACATATTTAAAGTTTCATGCAAATTATTTTCATTCTTTTATATATAAATCAATGATTTGAGTGAAAACGGATGTAAAGCATACTTTACACTCCATGCCTTTGATTCCATCTATCTTCATGCCAAACCATATCCGTCTGTAAGCTTCTACTCGGTTATGTTGTTTTTTGCTTTTGTCTGACACTCTCATCTTTACCCAACGCCTATGAATGCGCGCCATAGCCCATTTAGCATTGCATTGATATACAATCATTTATGACACCATAAGTTATCACTTAATATAATGATCGCCTGTATTGCTATTAAGGCCAATCATATCAGCCTTATCTTGATCCCATGATGTTGTTTCATCGGAATCATAATAGCGTTCCTCATAAAGCTTATTCTTTTTACTACCCCAAATCTTTTCATAGTTCTCATCATACAAACTTTTTTGTTTAAGTTTATTAGTTGATCCTTTTCCAGCTTCCGAATATTTACTCATAATTTTCTCTCACCCAATTAGCAAAGTTAATTAATTCTGATTTGTCAGCAGTAAGCTTCATAGCATTAGCTTTAAAAGATATTACCTGAATATTGCCTTTAATGTAACCTTTTGCATTATCTATGCGATCAAGGCTAGGACTTAAATCTCTATTACCATCAATTAATTTTTTAATAGGAAGTCCAAGAATAGGACATATTTCAGGGATAATTATATCGGAAATTTCTATATTGAATTCAATACCTTTTTTTAAGGCACGATGTCGAGCTAATTGAAAAAGATTCTTTTCTCGGTTCTTGTCTTTCCAAGCCCTTAAATAATCTTTCGTTTTGCTCTTATCTTTTAAAGGCATGGTCTATTTTTTAACTTTAGAACGCGCCCACTCATAAATCCTTATACAATACCAAACTATTGATAAAACTGCTGCAATAGCTGGTAAAAATTTCATAACAGTTCCTAAAACTGTAACTCCCGAAACTGTATCTAATACATGTTTCGTATGTTCTTGCATATCCATATTATTTCTTTCTACTAATTAATGAGATGGCGCTCGAGAGCCATAAACAAATCGCCGCTAGAAGATATATAACAGATAGAACCATCAGATAGTAAAATAACCAAATAATTTTTACCATCGTAACTATCAGAGCCAATATCTTTGATTGTTTTATTTTGTAGAAAATTGAAGTGGTCATCAATTGTTTCTTGTGCTTCCATTAAATTGGATATACTAAATCTATTAATGATGTATTAGCAGGCGCAGTAGCAAACACAACCGCAGTTCCGCTAGTTACTGTTACATCAGACCCATTTCTCATTTTAACACCATTACAATATACACTAATTTTTCCTGAAGTATAAGTTGCAGTAGTTGTAAATGATGTAGTTGATCCATTAGCAGTAAATGTATCATAAATCATATCTGCAGAATTTGTTACTGTAATAGAACCAGCACCATTAGATATTGATATACCTGTGCCTGCGGTTAAAGTAGAATTTTTCCAATAACCAGCCGTTGCATCATAAATAATTGTTTGACCTGAAGCTAAAGCGCCAAATTGGACATTGCTATCTGTGCCACCTAATTGTGATCCTGGATTAACTCTTATTGTAATGACACCGCCACCTGCTGATCCACCTTTATTACAAACCGCTACTTGAGCTTTAACATTGGGAGCTGAAGGTTTTGTAGCAGTTAATCCACCTGTAACGGCTGGATCATACCAAAGAATATCACCATCAGCAAAAGCAGAGGTATTTACACTAGTTAATACACCAAAAGTTTGCACAAAACCAAACGCATTATTAGCAATTGCTTCAGCCGCAATACCCATAATATAAGTGCCGTCTGTAATGCCTGTGGCTGGTGCGCCTGTTAATACACCTGAAGCGCCTACCGATCCTGTGAACATAATCACTTGACCTTTAGTAATAGTTGCACTTGCCTTTATATAAAGATATTGATCCTCACCTATATGTTGAACAATATTTCCGCCTGCCATACCAAAAGCAAGTCCATTATTTGTAGAATCCCAACCTAATTGACCTGTGGTTATTGTTGTTGCATAGCCTGTATCAAAATCAACATAATTAATGTTTTGAATGTTAGTTAAACCTGATAAAGAACCTGTATCAGATAAAATACCTACAGAATTTTGAATGATTTTGCCTGTGGTTGAATCAAAGCGAGCTAAAGCATTGTCTGTAGAAGAACCTGGACCTGTTACATCACCTGTGCCTGCACCACCCGCACCAATTTGAATAATAGCTGGAGTGCCATTATCTTGTTTGATATACATCTTGCCGTCATAGGTATTGATACCAATTTCACCTAAATCAAGATCAGATGTGGTCGGCACTTTAGCTGGAACTGCCGACCTTTTTACCTGAATTTTATTAGCCATTTGGCTATCCCTTTCTGCTATATAGCAGGAAATGTTTTACAAAAGTATAACTTTTAGAATGTGCCACCATCAACATTGATTGTAACAGTTGCCGCCGCAGTCAATTGACCTTGAGCATTTACTGTAAATGTAGGCGTTTCTGTGCCGTTAGCATTGCCATAAGAAGCCGCAGTAACCGCAGTATTTGTAATGCTAAAAGCGCTACCTGTTAATGTTAAGCCTGTGCCAGCAGTATATGTGCCTGCACCGCTAAATTGCGCCCAAGCCATAGGTGTTACATCTAAAGTGCCACCCGCATCAATCGTGCAAACCCAGCCTGTATCAGCTTGAGTTGTTCCTGTTTGAACAAAAGTAAATGCAGAGATAAGATCATTCCAAGTATTAGCGTCTGCCGTTCTAGTCCATGTAGAAGCTGAAGCGCTATAAATACCATTAAATTGAGATGATGTTTGATTTTTAACTAAAACACGATCACCAGCAGTTAAAGAAGAACCCCAATCACCATTAGCTTGAGTTGATAAACCTGATAAAGTAATATTGCCTGTAGTTGTTGCAATTACGGCTTGTTTAACATTAAGCCCTTGAGCTACAGAATCGACATAAAATTTAGTTGCCGCATCTTGATCCGCAGTTGGATCGCCAAGTCCTGTAATTTTATAGGTAGCAAAAGGAATATTGCCTGTAGGGACTGAAAGATCAGATAATGAAGCAGTAGCGCCAGCAGTTGCTAAACCTTTAGCATTGATTGTTACTTTAGTATAAGTTCCGATATTGCTATTAACTGTCGCTAAAGTAGCTGAAATATTAGCATCAGCACTTCCGTTAAATGATGCCGTTCCTGTTACATCGTCAGTTAAAGCGATATTTCTTGAGGTTGCTAGTGTAGTTGCAGTTCCCGCGTTGCCTGTAATTGATCCTGAAATAGCGTTTGAAAATGTTTTTGTGCCGCCTACTGTTTGATTAGATGATAAATCGACAAACGCGCCACTACCAGCAATAGGTATGATTGAAGTAGCAGTTCCGCCAGCTCCGCCTGTGCCTTGTCCGTAGTAAAGAACCTCACCTACTTCATTAAAAGCTAATTCTGCATTCTCAAGGGAGCTAGGCGCTCCTGCGCTTCCACTTGTTCTGCGTCTAATTCTAATAATATTACTCATTTATTGCTCCTTTAAAAATTGCCGCCATCAGATATTTCAGTCTGATTGATATTTGTCCAAGCTCCTAAAACTGTTCTAAACATTAGGGCATCATAATCTTGTGGTGTTGCTACTGATATTGGATATCCGCCTATGGTATTTGGTCCTGGTGGTCCTGCTACACCCCTACTAATATTAAGTGTTTGAGTAGGCGCAGGTGTAACATTTACGCTTACAGGTTGTTGAGGTGTTAAAGCAATATCAATATTGTTGTTTGTTTGTAATGTGATATCCATTTAGTTTACTACTCCGTCTGACCTCACAAGAAATAATAAGAATACAATTTGATCTTCCGCAGGCGTAGCTCCGCTTGCAGGAAAGGATATTTTAATGCGACCTGAAAAGCCTACACAATTTTCAGCGTTAATATCTAGTTGAGGATCAGAGCTAATAATATCCCAAGTGCTTTGATTAATGACAAGGGTAAAAGAACCAGCTTCATCATCTCGATTTGCAATGGTTAAAGATACAGGGCTAGGTGGTGGAGTATAGTCAGCTATGTCAAAAGTTAAGCCATAACGA